GCCATTTTTGCAAACACAAAACCGTGCAGGGGCAATCCCCCGGCTGGCCCTGTGCAGTGATGCATAACCAGCGGATCAGGTGTCGGGGTGAGAGGCCCCGGGTCGTTTCTGGTGGAAACAGCATCTAGTAACGATGCTGACGACAGCAGTGCCCTGCACGAAACCAGGTGTTTGCGTTTTTATCGACCAAAAATCAAGAACACAGTATAATAGAAACATGTATAAATTAATAAACAAAGCAGGCACAGAACTAGATGGATTTGAGACCTTGGACTCTGCTATGCAAGCCGCAAAGGCAGTGGGCTTCTTTGTGACCATTGCAGGACCGGACTTTGAAGTGTGTGGTCGGTTTGGAGTAGACACTGTTCGAAACGGGCTGTGCCCAGATGGTGTTAAATACGATTGGAACAAAGCTAGTCGCATTGGCGCAACTAAACGAAAAAGATAAAAATGCTGGATAGATTGTTTACAGGTCTTGAAGATATACAAACAAAAACTTGCGGAATGTGTTTGAAAACTCTACCGCTAACTATGTTCGGTAACGACGGCGGCGCAAAATATCTTAGATATGAGTGCAAGACATGTGCAAAAGCTCAAAGCAAATTGTTAAAAACAATTAAAAAATCTGCACCAGCAATTCCTAAAGATTACAAGTGTCCAATTTGCAAGCGTAATGAGCAAGAAGCTAAAGGACATAATCCCAACAAAAAAGGAATTTGGTGTGCCGACCACAATCATGCATCGGGTAAATTTAGAGGTTGGCTATGTCACAAATGCAATTTAGGATTAGGCAATATGAACGATGACATAGATAGATTAGAAGCTGCTATCAAATATTTAAAGGAGAAACCATGAAACGTGTGATTGAAATTCGTGCTGCCGAAGGCGGCGAAGACTCTAAGTTGTTTGTGCAAGATCTTGCACAGGCCTACATCAAGTTTGCTCACAGCAAAGGCTGAGCTGCCCGCCTGACAAATCAGATGGCCGGCGAGCAGCATGTGTTGGTCGAAGGCGGTGATTTATCAGGCTTGACGAACGAAGCAGGAGGGCATCGTATTCAACGAGTGCCGCCTACCGAACGCAAAGGCCGTGTGCATACCAGCACAGTGACAGTGGCCATAGTTGACCCCCGAACCATTGCTACCACCATTCGAGAGAGTGATCTCTATGTAGAGTGGTATTCAGGTACAGGTGCTGGAGGGCAGTATCGCAACAAGCATCAAAACTCATGTAGAATCACACATGTGCCCACCGGCATCACTGCCAAGTCTGAGTGCCGAAGCCGAGCCAACAGTTTGGCTGAAGCTACCCAGGCCATACAGCAACGAGTTGACCACGTGCTACAAAGTCGCTATAATAGTGCAGTGGCACAGGATCGACGTTCACAAGTGGGCACTGGCCAGCGAGGAGACAAAATACGCACCTATAGATTTCAAGACGATGTCACACAAGACCATGTGACTGGACAACGTGCCAGCACACGACGAGTGTTACAGGGAAACTTTGATCTCTTGTGGAACTGATGCGTAAATAGAAACAGGTGGCGTCCAGCCTGGACCTCTACTGCACTGGTCTGCAGACATGTCAAACTAGAACGGGTGAGTTGAGGAGCCGCAGGTGCCAAAGGCCTGCACTGGATTCGGTAACCAGTATTTTTGCCCCTGTGGACAAATTGGCAAAGTCGCTTCTCTCAAAAGGAAGAGTGTTCTCAGTTCGACTCTGAGCAGGGGTACCATTTAAAGAAAGAACCATATGAAGCAAATCAATCTAGACGAAGTCACACAGTTTATCCAGGCACAGACACCAGAAACCAAGATCTATCTTGGTTGCGACTCGGAACGCCTGCGAGTGGACGGTGACTGGTACGCGGATTACGTGCTGGCCATTGTGGTTCACATCAACGGCAACAATGGCTGCAAACTGTTTGGCGAAGTGCATCGGGAACGTGTATGGGATGCCAAGCCCAGCAAGCCCAGCATGAGGCTCATGACCGAAGTGTACAAGGTTTCCGAACTGTACTTGAAGTTGGCCGAAGTGCTGGAAGGCAGGCATGTGGAAGTGCATTTGGACATCAACCCCAACGAAATGCACGGCAGCTCATGCGTGATCAGCCAGGCCATAGGCTACATCAAGGGCACCTGCAACGTGGTGCCATTTGTGAAACCTGAAGCTTTTGCTGCCAGTTACGCCGCAGACCGATTCAAAGGCCTGCGAGTAGCATAACAAAAACCCGCTGAGGCGGGTTTTTTTGTGGCTGCTAATAGGCAATGCCAAACAGTACCATTGGAAAATACAATAGCTAAAACCTATGGAAACCGCTTGACCTGTAGGTATTTTATGCTATATAATACTTTATGACATCAGCACAGACTGTGCTGACTCGATCCAATCAACATTTATACATAGGAGAAATAATGAAAACAGTTGGCGATAAATTGACTAAATTTGCAGTGACCGGTGTCCGGCCCGGGCAACCTGAAGACGCATTCTTCACAATCACAGACGAGAGCTTTGCAGGCAAGTGGAAAGTGATTGTGTATTACCCCAAGGACTTTACCTTTGTATGCCCAACAGAAATCGTTGCATACGATAAATTGACTGGTGACTTTGCTGATCGTGATGCAGTGTTGCTGACCGGTTCGACAGACAATGAGTTCTGCAAGGTTGCTTGGCAAACTGCTCATGAAGATCTCAAGAAGATCACCCACACTCAGTTTGCTGATACACAGCGTGGTGAGTTGAGCTTGATCGAACAACTGGGCGTGTTCTACGCTCCAGCAGGTGCTGCCCTTCGTGCCACATTCATTGTTGACCCCAACAACGAGATCCAGCACGTGACTGTCAACAACTTGAACGTGGGTCGTAGCCCAGAAGAAACTTTGCGTGTACTTGACGCACTGCAAACTGGTGAACTGTGTGCATGTAACCGTACTGTGGGCGGGGAGACACTGTAATGGCATTCATCGACGCAGTTAAAGGTGCGTTGCCAGAATACGCAAAGGACACCAAGTTAAATCTTGACGCTGTTCTTTTGCGTAGTACTCTAGATGCGGATGTGGCCATGGGGTGTGCTGTGGCTGCATTGGCTGCAACCGGCAACGGCAAAGTACTCAGCATCATGTTGGCCGATGCGCCTGTGCATGCAGAACCAGCAATGACAGCAGCCAGCATCATGGCCCAAAACAACGTTTGGTATCCTTACGTTGAAATGGCAGATGATCCGGCACTGAAAGGCCTGCCTGCTCAGTTGCGTATGAATGCTATTGCGTCACACGGCGGAACTACCAAGGCCAACTTTGAAGCGTTCTCGTTGGCAGCAAGTATTGTGGGCAAGTGTCACTTCTGTGTCAAAGCACACTATGATACTCTAAAGGCAGAAGGCTACACTGTAGAGAACTTGCGTGATATCGGACGTATTGCCAGTGTCATGAATGCTGTGGCCAAAGTGCTCAACAGTTAAGGAATCGCGATGCAAATTCGAGTACAAGAAGATTCTGAAGATTTTGGTGCCTGCGGCTGCGGCCGTAGTCCAGATGGCAAGTGCATTGGGTGGCATGCTCTGTCGCCACAAGAATACGAAGATGCGTTGGTTAAATACGAAGCACAGTTGTTTAGTGAGCCTCCTCAGGACCAAACCAGTTGACCTTGTGGGCTAGGCGTGTTATACTGTGACACACTGCAAACTTACAAGGAAGCCTATGAGCACTGAACAAGATCGATTCAAGAACTCAAAACGTCGTCTACGTGACGAGTCGGCAGTGAAAAAGCAAACCAAAATTGCCAAGGCATACGGAGTTCCTGTAACGGAGCCCCACAAGTTTGCCAAACATCATGCCATGAACTGTGGAAACCCAGATTGTGTCATGTGTGGTAACCCACGCAAGACGTTCAATGAACTGACCGCACAAGAACAGCGACTGTTTCAGGACACCGAAGCAATCCGTAACCGCCATTCAAACGGCACACAAGAGGAAACACCATGAGAGACATTGATAGAACTGCTGGCCTGACCAGTCAAGCTGCTGTGGAAGCCATTGGCAATCGTTACAACCTGGTGCTGGTGGCATCTCAACGCATGCGAGAGCTGGCCCGTGGCAGTGCCAGGCGAGTGACATCTCGATATGGTGACGGTGTTACTACCTTGTTGGAAATCGAGCAGGGCAAGGTAGGTATTGATTACCTGATGAAAGCCCCGCAAGTTGAGCAACGAAGACGATCAAATCCTCGTTGACAGCAAACTACAATCCTGCTACAATAAAACATAGCAGGATTTTTTTTGGAGAGCATGATGCCCTGGATTCAAAACGTAGCACTCAGTGATGTCAAAAAAGGACATCATGTTCGCGTGGGCGAGAATAGCATGCTGATTCAGATTGTGGATCCTGACATGGAGCATCCTGCTCCTGCACACCAGTTTAAGGAAGTGTATCAGTTCCGCTTTTTGGATCTAGAACACAATGACGACTGCATCAACGATGCCTGGAAGATCCAGGACCAGGATGCTAAACAGTTGGTTGGCCTGTTGCAACATGCCCTGGACAATCGCATGGACGTGGTTGTGCACTGTGTGGCAGGCGTTTGCCGTAGTGGTGCAGTTGCCGAAGTCGGAGTCATGATGGGCTTTGACGACACCGAAGTGTTCCGCAGTCCCAATCTCTTGGTCAAGCACAAGATGATGAAGCAGTTGGGCTGGACATATGATGAGAACGAGCCACACACCATTAATGGTGTGATGTTGGATTCGGGTATCATCATCCCTAAATCAAGAGACGGAGATATTTGATGTATTTGCATAGAGAAGATTTAAAAAAGATGTTGGAAATTTTAGAAAAGTTTCCAGAGGTTGATGTGGTAGATGTCCAAGTTGACAACAGTTCAGGCATTGGATCGCATACTACCATGCACTTAGTGACCCAGGTCAACGGGATCGACGGTACTTTGGAAGTTGTTGTTTCCAGCGTAGAGAACTGGTAACCGATTTGACCTAAATTCACACCTGTGCTATAATACAGCATAGGTTAACAAAACAGGAGTCCAAAATGGTACATGCATGGGAAGTCAGCTCTGTTGATCAAGGGGACACTCGTTACCGTGTCGCCCGGGTATACATCAATGCCAACGGCAAGTATACTGTGGAAAAACACCCCCGCACTTTTGCCTCTCTTGACGCCGCAGAAAAAATTGCCCGAAAACTGAATTTGGTTGACCAATAATACCCGATTTGCTATAATAAAGCATAGGTTAACAAAACAGGAGCTCAAGATGTCCAAAAGTATCACCCTGCAGATGTTTAGTGACCCCGGCCACGGTTGGGTTCGTTTCCCCAAAGCACGCCTGGCCCGACTGGGTATTGCTGAAAAGATTTCGGCCTACAGTTATCAGAACGGTGCCATGGCATTCCTGGAAGAAGACTGTGACGTCTCGGTGCTGATCACTGCACTCCGAGCTCATGGCTATGAGGACATTCGATTCCGTGGCGGTGCCAGCAATCGTCAAAGCAAGATTCGCAATTTTGAATACTACCGTGCCTGACCCAGGAGCACCAGATGTATATCGCAATGATGAAACATGCTGAACAAGAGCAGATTGTGAGAGCACTGAAAGGTTGGCAGTTTGATCGCGACACTCATGGTAGCCTCTACGATCGCGGTGCGTCAGACTCATACTACGGACGCAACCCCAAACCGCACTATGGTGGTGTTGGTGGTGGCTCAGGTCCAACGGTGCCGGTCACCGATGAAGCTAGTGTTGCTGAATACCTGGCCGGCTACCAAGACAACGAACAGTCAGGTGCCAAAAAAGAATGGTGATTGTTGTTGGTCACGAAAAAGCCCCAATGGGGCTTTTTTCTTTATCTTGGATAAAGCAAGAAATCTTCTGTTGAACCATCGGCGTCAGTTCTGTTGCCTACGATTGGTGTAGGTCTTCCTTGCACTAGATCAACAATCATGCCGTTGTTGGATTTCAGCGACTCTACTGAGTTGTTGCTGTGAGTAATAGCAACATCTGTACTTTTACCAATGGCGTAGACTTGAGTAAGACTGGGTACCAATACGCTGGCCCACTTGAGCATGGTGTCGCCGAAGCTGGTTGGTGCGGCAATCTGTTGCGAGCCTTGCGAGCCTTGCGACTGACCTTGTGAGCCAAACTGCAGGCTCATGACCGCGGCCACTCTGGCAGCAGTGTCGCCACTGGCAGCAATTTCTTTGAGTGCGTTGGTCCTGGCAATGTCAGCTTCAGATTTGGACACTGCAATCTGTTGCTGTGTTTGTGCATACAATGCATAGTTGCTTGTGGCACATCCTGTTAGAAACATTGCGCCCACGGCAATGGCAATTAGGGATTTTTTCATTTGGGATTTTCCTTAGGGTAAGGGCCCTTAAAGAATGTACTAAACCGCTAGGACATTTTCTAAGAAGTCTCTACGGTTATTTATAAATATTTTTATGACACATCGAAAACACATTGAAGCACTGGTAGAATCTGCCGGCGATTTATGGGCCAAATCGGCCCGTTTTGAGCTGATAGATGTTGATTCTACCAGTTATACTTGGCACGTGACCAGTCAAAACACTGTGTACGAAATCTACTACAGTGACAGCGGTGTTATTTCTCTTACGGCACTGCCCTCCAAATGCTGGCCCGGCAGCAGATCTAGAGAAATCTACAGCGGCAACAATAGTCAATCCAGTTACCAACACATGATTGGACTGCTGGCTGACAATTTGATCGATTTGGTTTGACAAAAAACACAAGATAGCATATACTGTATGCTATGTCAAATAGTCCTACTGTATATGTGTTGATTGGCTTGCCGGCCGCTGGCAAAAGCACCTGGGTGTCTCAGCAAGATTGGGCCAGCACTTGTGCCTACATCAGCACCGATCACTATGTGGATCGCTTTGCGGCTCGTATGGGTCAGACTTATAACCAGGTGTTTGAGACTGTGATGCCCCGGGCCATACGGCTCATGATGCGAGCAGTGCGACGAGCACAGGCTCGGGGTCAAGACATCATCTGGGATCAGACCAACCTGACTCGGGCCAGTCGTGTCAAAAAGTTTAGAATCCTGCCTGAGTATCGTGCAGTGGCAGTGGTGTTTGCTGCTCCTGAGCCTGAAGAACATGCTCGCAGGCTTGCCAGTCGTCCGGGCAAGCGGATACCTGACGCAGTGCTGGCCGACATGATTCAGAGTTATGAGCCGCCCGATGAAGGCGAAGGCTTCGAGGAGATTTGGTATGCCCAGTGATGCTGTTGTGTGTCGAGGATGCGGCACTGCAAAAGACTCTGACCGTTGGGGGCAATGGTGGCACCTCAACGGCTACTATGGCTTCCGCGGCAGTTTTTGTCAAAACTGCTACAGCATGATCTCGCATGATGCCGACGGCAAGCCTTGCAATCCTGGGCAACATCTGTTCATGGTGCTGAAACTACAGAAAGAAAACACATGACTCAAACTGTTCGACGCAAGCCCTTGACCGACAAAGAAGAACGTGTACTGGCCTATGCCCAACTCATGGGTGTGGAGGTGTCCAGCATGAGCCGCATTGCCAACCGCATGCGAGCCCAGGCTCTGGAACAAGAAAACGCCCGAACCGTGGCCACGGTGATCAGCGACTATGAGTGGACAGTGGTCAGCAGTGAACATCCGCGACAGGTGTATGAGATCTTGAACAAAAGCACAGGTTGGCGTTGGCACTGTCGGTGCACTGGTCGTGGGGCATCATCCTGGCTCAGCGTGGGCTGGGAGTTTGAAGTAACTTGGACTGCACCCGATGGCACTGCGGGAAAAGAACTGCCCAGCCCCAGTCAACCCCGAGATCTGCAACTGCGATTGTTGCCCGAGCGTGACCGAGCACTGTATAGCCTGATTCGCTGGATCAGGAACCAGGACTGGGATTATCTTCTCCGTCGGTGTCAAAAACAACAACAGCAAACCAAAAAGAAAAAGCCTCGACCCTGATTTGCTCAATATTCCTGTTTGTGCTATAATACATGTATAGCGAAAAGGAGTTGATTATGGACATGACAGAAAGAGCCCGCGTGTTTGCCACTGCCGCACATGCCGCTGTGGGTCAACTCCGCAAGTATACGCACGAACCTTACATAGTGCACCCCGCTGAAGTGGTGAGCATTGTGCAAACTGTGCCGCATACCGAAGCCATGTTGGCCGCGGCCTGGTTGCATGATGTAGTGGAAGACACCGGCGTCACAATAGAAACTGTGCGAGCCGAATTCGGAACAGCGGTTGCGGACTTGGTGTCATGGTTGACTGATGTGAGTCGTCCCGAACAGGGCAATCGTGCACATCGCAAGGCCTTGGACCGTGCACACACTGCAGCCGCTCCGGCTGAAGCACAGACTGTGAAGTTGGCTGATTTGATCTCCAACACTCGTAGCATCGTGGCTCACGACGCCAAGTTTGCTGAAACTTACCTCGCAGAAAAGAGGTTGTTGTTGGAGGTAATGACCCGGGGCGATGCCACGTTGATGGCCATAGCCCGTAGAAATATTGGAGCATGATATGAGCCAGCGTCAATGGACTGTGAAAATCTGGGACGGGTATTCCAACAGTGAATATCAACGTCAAGGCACGTATCAGCAGGTGGCAAATAGTCTGGCAGGACTGCCACCTGCATATATTTGGAGCATGATATGAACCCACGTATTCGAGAACTGATGGTTGAACTCAAAAAGACTGTTTCGACTCATCGTGGTGCTGAAGTGCTAGCTGGCTATGATGAGATTGAAAAGTTCGCCGAGTTGATTGTGCGGGAATGTATGACAGTAACTAAAGATTACACCTGTAATCAAGGTTGGGATTATTCTGCACCTGTTGCATTAGCAAGGCATTTTGGATTTGGAGTTGAAGAATGGAACAACTATTTGACAAATTGCTCAACCAAGCCATCGACGGCGGTGATGAAACATCGTTTCGGAGTTGAACAATGAACGAACGAATTCGAGAACTTAGAGAACAGGCTTGGGCACTGGTATCTGATGAAGAACGAGATTGTGGCGAATTGTATGAGACACGGTGGGAACGATGTGATCAAAAGTTCGCCGAGTTGATTGTGAGAGAATGTGCCTTACAGTGCGTTCATAATGAAGATATGGACCTGATTGAAAAACATTTCGGAGTTGAAGAATGAAACTACATTTATATTATGTTGTTCAAGGCAGTGAAGCCGCAGGTTACACACTAGTCAACGGTCCATTCTCCTCATTGGATCGGGCGCTTGACGCTAAATCTGGTCAGCTGTTCAGCGAAGGTATGACTGTTGTTAAACACACAATCGAGGTTACGAATGAACGAACGAATCAATAAACTTGCTCTACAGGCTGAACAATATGCCCGGGATGACTTAATTGAACGCCGTGCAGTGGGTGCTCCGCTCTATACTGAGGGTGAATATGAGAACAAGATCAAGCAAAAGTTTGCTGAGTTGATTGTGCTGGAATGTGCTGGATTATTTCCAAATGTGTATGTAGAAATTGAAAACGAATACGGGCACACTCCTGTTATTGCGGCGGACTATATAAAAGAACATTTCGGAGTTGAATCATGATTGAGCCAATCGTGCCTGTCACACTGTATAAAACAACCTTCACTGGTGTGTTGGCCTCGGCGGCTGTGGGCAAGGGTCGAGTAGAGAGCGAAATGTGGAGTCAGACTCTGTATCCCAACGGCAGTGCAGTGACTCGAATATATCATCAATCGATTGAAGTGTATGACCACAGAGCAGTGGTCACTCAGCACAATGTTCGACCCAATCTGGATGTAATGGCATGAGCCCTGTAGAACTTTTTTTTGGAGTATAACATGAACAAACGAATTCAAGCTCTTGCTGAACAGGCTGGATACACAAAAGATATGTTTGGTGTAGGACACTGGGATATGCCAGAGTGTAAAAAGTTCGCTGAGTTGATTGTGCGGGAATGTGCTGGTATTGCCAATAAACAATTTAGTGCGGCGTCTGGGTTGGATGATCGAGATTGTTGGACTGCGGCTGAGATGAAGAAACATTTCGGAGTTGAATAATGGAAACGTTTAGTTTTATCATTATGATAATCGCCGTTGCAGTGCTGCTGTGGGTGGTAGCCTTGGTGTTTGGTCTTGTGTTCATGTATGCTGTAATGAATTGGATAGAAAAATGATTGAAATAATTGCGTTGATCTGCGTTGTTGGACCTGTTATAATTGTTCACTACCTGGGCAAATGAAAGAACATATGAACGAACTTGAAACTGCACTGAAGTCGCATGACTGGACACATCTGGGCTGTTTTGCCCGACCTGCCCTGGATCAACTCATGCGCACACACCCGGATGCGGCCGCGGCCAAGGCACTGTGGGAACAGTATTGCCCCTGGAGTTCAGCCAACGGTGGTTATATTGCCTGGGCCAAAACACCCGCCAACTGGACCAGAACATGAACAAACGAATTCGAGAACTGGCTCTACAGGCTGGCATACAGATGTTCGAAGACAAATCGTTTAGCTGGAGCGTGATCGCCGGCACTGACCACAACCTACAACGGTTTGCTGAGTCAATTGTGACAGAATGTGTGCGTGTTTGTGTGGCTGATCTAGCTGATCCTAGAGATTCAGTTGAACTCCAGTGTGCAAAAAAGATTCAGAAACATTTTGAGGTTGAATCGTGAAGGACGAAAGCATGTTGCCAGTGAGTGAACAAAGCCTGGTGTTCCGACTACGAAAGCGAGCAGAAATTCGCCGGTCGATCAAGGACCGCAAAAGTGTGCAACAAGGTGCTGCTGACCGTATTGCTGATCTACTGGAAGAGGCTGCGGCAGAAATTGAGGCACTGCAGGCCCTGAGACACGAACTGCAGGGTGTGCTGGTGGATTCGGAACAGGACGAGTTTGATGCAGTGTGTCGAGAGACTGTGCAGTATGTGATTGACCGCATGGCAGGCGTCAAATGATCCCGGGCCAATAAATACATTTTTAAGGAGCCGTTATGAAATACTCAAGTCTAGCGGCGTTCCTATTCTGCCTAGCCCACAGCGTAGCCAACGCCCAACCAGTGAAAATTGACAAACCAGTGGTGTGCGACAAAACCGCCACAGTGTTTGCGGCATTGGAAGAAAAATTCCAGGAAATGCCGGTCTGGGGAGGCAACAACTCTCGAAGCAACGCAAACTATGCGCTGATGTTGAACCCCGAAACCAAAACCTGGACACTGGTGCAGTTCAACACTGAGACTGCCTGTATCTTGG